GTGAGCTGCGCACGGCGATTGCGCAGGGGGCTTTGGGACTCTTTCCCCGCGGGGAGCTTTACCCTCGCCCCTACGGGACGACTCCAAAGACGGCCATCAAGCGCTCTCGCCATGCCGATGAGTTCGCCGATTTGGAGGAGAAGTGGTGCGGCCAAAAAGGTTACTGGCGTGGTCCTAACTTCAAGGGCGAGATGCGTGATGGAGTTTGGTGGTCTCCTTACCAGGAGTCCCTCAAAAGCCACAAACCGCCAGTGGAGTTCCACCCACACGTCCTCGAGGCTGCGGTTGCCGACTATGTCTCCGGCATCGGGGATCTCTTCACCGAGGGATACCGTTTCCTTTCCGACGATGAGACGGTTACCGGGTGTGCCGACATGTTTGTGAACCCGATCAATCACAAGACGTCTGTTGGACCACCGTTCAACCAGAAGAAATTCTTCCACTACGCAGTGGAGAAGGGGGTGCCCTACTTCTCTCCAGAGATGGCGGCGATCGCAGATCACATTCTGGAGACGATTCGCAGTGGAGCCATGCCCGTTCCAGTGGCTCGCTGCGTGTTGAAGGATGAGCCACTCAAGCCTGGGAAGGCCCCGCGAGTGTTCAACGTGTTTTCTGCTGCCTTCAACTCCCTTCTGCAGAAGTACTTGGCACCGATCTCGGCCTTCATGCGACGCAACATGGTGTGGTCTGAGAGCGCAGTGGGCGTGGACATGTCGAGCGGTGATGCAATGCGGCTCATCGCGGCTCTTCGGCGTGTCCAACCGGAGCTCAATGCGATCTTTGAACTTGACGCCATCAAGCTCGACAAGAACTTCGAGGCCTTCTTCTGGGACGCCATTGCTGAGGTCTTTGCCGTCATCGCGTCAGGCCTGGGGCTTGACCCCCTCCTGGTGTTCGTGGTGGTCCATTGCGTTAAGCATACCCACTACGAGTTGAAGGGTGACATCTACCAAGCCCCCCATAACCCCTCTGGGCAGGCGAAGACTGTTGAGTGCAACGGTCTCATGATCTCTCTTGGGACTCGGTACGCCTACTACCTGGCGCGCCCCGAGCAGGCGCTACTCCTGGCCGCGGAGTATCTTCAGGCGAAGAGAGACAGGTTTTACGGGAAACCAAGTGATACGGGGGAGGTGAACGCCACCTTCCTCACGGGCTTCTACTTTAAGTCCAAGTACGCCACCTTCCGTCGCGATGTGGCCCTGCTCGTCTACGGGGATGACCAGCTCCTTGCTCCCCGCGCGGGCGTTACCGTGCACCCCGACATCTGCCGTGTCTGGAAGGACCATCTCGGGGTGGAGATGACTGATGCAGATAAGGAACGCGGTACGAAGGTGGCGGCTAAGGACATCACCGAGGTGACGTTCCTCAAGCGCAACTTCGTGTGGGACACCATCCTGAAGCGGTTCCTCTGTCCCATTTCGAAGAAAACGATCGCGAAGATGCTCACGATCACTGGC